GGCCGGCATGTTGGCCGTGTATCTAACTGGCAATACAAATCCAAAAGATCTAGCGATGGGACTTGTCGCTGGAGTAGTGCCAATGCTCGCGCGTTGGGCTAATCCAAAGGACGCTCTAGGCTTTAAGAAGTGAGTGTCGGCGAATGGACGGCGGTGAGTGGGCTTGTTCTTGCGGTGCTTGCTGCCATCTATTCGTCAATGCGATTCATGGTGAAGTCGATCATGCGGGAACTGCAACCGAATGGTGGCAACAGTCTCAAGGATCAAGTCTCTCGAATTGAGCAACGATTAGATCAATTAATGCTGGAGATTGCTCTTAACAAATAGACACGCCGAAGCCAATCTTGAAATTGTCGGCCATAGATGTCACTCTGTATCTGGGAGCATTCGACAAGGCTCCCACGGGAGCAAAAAATGACATCAAGTGAAATCGGACTATTCGTCCTTATGTTTATCGCCTGTATTCTTTGGGCGGTAGTTAGTTATTCAGTAGGTTTTAAGGAAGGCCAGCGAGAAGGCTATCGTCGCGGTCGATCTGTATCACGTCACATCTCAGCTAAGGCGGTCACAAAGTGAGCTTCTTAGATAATTACGAAGATGTAGCTACACGCATTCAGCGATTCTGGGCTACGCACAAAGACGGCAAGATCCACACGTCAATCATGGACATCAACCTTGAAAAGGGCTACGTGCTAGTCGAATGCCGTGTGTATCGCCATTACGATGATCAAGAGCCAGCCGGCATCGACTACGCCTTTGGCAACGTAAACACCTACAACGTCCAGATGAAGAAGTGGTTTGTTGAGGACACAGTTACGTCAGCCATTGGCCGTTGTGTCGGTTTAGTACTTGGATCAGAAAAGCGTCCAACCGTACAGAATATGCAGCAGGTTGAGCAAATCGATTCACAGATTGTTCAAGATTCTGCCGTTGCCTACGATTACTGGAGCACAAAGCACGGCGACGTGCCGTCCTTTCAGACGCGAGAAGCTGCCGAAGAGGGTGGCATTCCGACTCTAGGAATTGCTATCGACACCATTAAGCAGGGCTTAGGCGGGGCTCAAGTGGCTGCTGCGCCGATCTGCGTTCATGGGCACATGATCTGGAAGGAAGGCACATCAGCTAAGACTGGCAAGGGCTGGGGCGGTTATATGTGTGTCGAAAAGGTCAAGGCAAAGCAGTGCGCGCCAGCTTGGTACACACTGACATCAGACGGACAATGGAAGCCTCAAGTCTGATGGGCGAGATTACCTTTATCAAAGACGGTTACGCTTCTGTTATCCACGACGACGGATCAATCACTACGACTGCGCTGGATCGTTGCGATGAGTGCCTAGAATGGCAAGCGACTGCCGGCGGCTTGACAATTAGAGATCATGGTCAGGAAGTCGTGATTTGGGTGTGTGCTAAATGCAGAAGATGACAGTCACAGAAGCCGATGAGTGGGCTATTCATAGGCGCGCTAGTGATGTCGTATTTGCACAATCTGGATCACTTGGTGATGGCATTCAATATAACGCAAAGCTTAACAATCATGAACGATGCGTTGAATATGCTGAATCTATAGCTGCTGAATTGCTGGTCGCTAGGTATTTCAATCTCGACTATGACATTAGCGATAACAAGGGCAAGAGACGAGCCGATGTAGGCCAGGGCATAGAAGTACGCTGGACGTCTTACACAGGTGGCAATCTCATCGTCTATCCGTATGATCGAGATGATGATGTAGCAGTGTTAGTAGTCGGTAAATCTCCGACTTATTACATTGTTGGCTGGCTACCGGTGGCCTTTGCTAAGCGCAATAGATTCAAGAATCCGCGTCAGAACTCTTGGTGGGTCGATCAGGGCAACCTTAATCCAATAGAGAATCTATCAAGGAGCACCTATGCCACTGCTGCGATTTGATTGCTCAATCTGTAAGAAGCTCTATGGTGATGCTCGCCAAGAGCATTTAATTACAAAGGGCAAAGAGCTAACAGAGCACGAATGGTTCGCCCAATGTGCCGGTTGTGGGTCATTCTCGGTCAAGCTAGTCGATGATGATCTGGTGGCTGGCCTTGAATAGTTATCCACACGTTTATCCACAGGCACTTGTGGACGATACAACACACCGGATTCAATCCTTGACAGATTGTGAGAAGCCATCGCTATACTTAAAAGATAATCTTTTAAAGATTAAAAAGATAAATAAAAAGATTATAAATATAAAAAACTTATTGGTTATTCCTATGTCAATTCTTATCTTGACCTTATCCACAACAACAGAAGCCAAAGCATCGTCAAAGACTGATTCCTTAAAGCTTTATGCACATTCAAGGTTAATAAACTATGAACAGTTTAGCTGCTTCAATGCGTTAATTACCAAGGAAAGCAACTGGAGAATTGATGCACGTAATGGATCTCATTACGGCTTAGGCCAGATGAGGAATGTCAAGTATGGACGACTTGATGGCTTCTCCATGGTGGACTGGAGCATTCGCTATATCAAAGGACGTTACGGATCTATGTGCAACGCATGGAGATTCTTTAAAGCTAATGGATACCACTAATGCCAGCTAAGTCAGCAAGGGCTAATGGAGGCACTAGAGCCTGGTCAAAGATACGTGAACGAATACTTATTCGCGATGCTAGGTTGTGTCAGTACTGCGGTAACGATGCCACTACAGTCGATCATGTGATACCAATAAGTTTTTTATATTTATAATCTTTTTATTTATCTTTTTAATCTTTAAAAGATTATCTTTTAAGTATAGCGATGGATCCTGACAATCTGTCAAGGATTGAATCCGGTGTGTTGTATCGTCCACAAGTGCCTGTGGATAAACGTGTGGATAACTATTCAAGGCCAGCCACCAGATCATCATCGACTAGCTTGACCGAGAATGACCCACAACCGGCGCATTGGGCGAACCACTCGTGCTCTGTTAATTCCTTGCCTTTTGTGATCAGATGCTCCTGGCGAGCATCACCATAGAGCTTCTTACAGATTGAGCAATCAAATCGCAGCAGTGGCATAGGTGCTCCTTGATAGATTCTCTATTGGATTAAGGTTGCCCTGATCGACCCACCAAGAGTTCTGACGCGGATTCTTGAATCTATTGCGCTTAGCAAAGGCCACCGGCAACCAGCCAACGATGTAATAGGTCGGAGATTTACCAACCACTAAGACGGCCACATCATCATCTCGATCATAAGGATAGACGATCAGATTGCCTCCAGTGTAAGACGTCCAGCGTACCTCTATGCCCTGGCCTACATCGGCTCGTCTCTTGCCCTTGTTATCGCTAATGTCATAGTCGAGATTGAAATACCTTGCGACCAGCAATTCAGCAGCTATAGATTCAGCATATTCTACGCATCGTTCATGATTGTTAAGCTTCGCGTTATATTGAATGCCATCACCAAGTGATCCAGATTGTGCAAATACGACATCACTAGCGCGCCTATGAATAGCCCACTCATCGGCTTCTGTGACTGTCATCTTCTGCATTTAGCACACACCCAGATTACGACTTCTTGTCCATGATTGCGAATAGTTAAACCGCCTGAAGTAGCTTGCCATTCTAGGCACTCATCGCATCGATCTAGCGCCGTCGTGGTAATTGATCCGTCGTCGTGGATAACGGAGGCGTATCCGTCCTTGATAAAGGTAATCTCGCCCATCAGACTTGAGGTTTCCATTGGCCGTCTGAGGTTAAGACGTACCAGGCTGGCGCGCACTGCTTTGCCTTAACCTTCTCAACGCACATATAACCGCCCCAGCCCTTGCCAGTCTTAGCTGATGTGCCTTCCTTCCAGATCATGTGCCCATGAACGCAGATCGGCGCAGCAGCCACCTGAGCCCCGCCTAAGCCCTGCTTAATGGTGTCGATCGCAATTCCTAGAGTCGGAATGCCACCCTCTTCGGCAGCTTCTCGCGTTTGAAAGGACGGCACGTCACCGTGCTTTGTGCTCCAGTAATCATAGGCTTTGGCAGAATCTTGAACAATCTGTGAATCGATTTGCTCAACCTGCTGCATATTCTGCACCGTTGGACGCTTTTCCGATCCAAGTACCAGGCCGACACAACGGCCAATGGCCGACGTGACTGTGTCCTCTACAAACCACTTCTTCATTTGCACGTTGTAGGTGTTTACGTTGCCAAAGGCGTAATCGATGCCGGCTGGCTCCTGATCGTCGTAATGACGATACACACGGCACTCGACTAGGACATAGCCTTTCTCTAGATTAATGTCCATGATAGAAGTGTGGATCTTGCCGTCTTTGTGTGTAGCCCAGAATCGCTGAATGCGTGTAGCTACATCTTCGTAATTATCTAAGAAGCTCACTTTGTGACCGCCTTAGCTGAGATGTGGCGTGATACAGATCGACCGCGACGATAGCCTTCTCGCTGGCCTTCCTTGAAACCTACTGAATAACTGACTACCGCCCAAAGAATACAGGCGATAAGCATAAGGACGAATAGTCCGATTTCACTTGATGTCATTTCTTGCTCCCGTGGGAGCCTTGTTGAGTGCTCCCAAATACAGAATGACATCGATGGCCGACAATTTCAAGATTGACTTCGGCGTGTCTATTTATTAAGAGCAATCTCCAGCATTAATTGATCCAATCGCTGCTCAATTCGAGAGACTTGATCTTTCAGACTGTTGCCACCATTCGGTTGCAGTTCCCGCATGATCGACTTCACCATGAATCGCATTGACGAATAGATGGCAGTGAGCACCGCAAGAACAAGCCCACCCACCGCCGTCCATTCGCCTACACTCACTTCTTGAAGCCTAGAGCGTCCTTTGGATTAGCCCAACGCGCGAGCATTGGCACTACTCCAGCGACAAGCCCCATTGCTAAATCTTTAGGATTTGTATTGCCCGTAAGATAAACGGCCAACATTCCGGCT